CTATTCGTTGGATTTGTCTGTACTTTCTTTTGAAGAAATATTTAATATCTTTTATCATAACATTTTATTTTATATAAAGGTAAAAAAAAGAGCTTGGGTCTCCAAGCTCCTTAATTCATCTTGTGAACTGCTTTATTAGAGAGCAGCTTCAACAGCAGCGCTGTCAGCAACTACAACAGCAGCGCTATCAACAGCAGTAGTGTCAGCTTCAACTGCTACAGAGTCAACTACTACTTCTTCAGTTTTCTTAGCTCCACAAGATACTACAGCAAACATTACTGCTGCAGCGAAAATCATTGTTACTTTTTTCATTTTGTTTGTTTGTTTTTGTTTGTTATAAATATAAATATGTTTATTAATAGTACCAGGAGCGGGAATCGAACCCGCACTCGCGTTGGCGAACAAGATTTTAAGTCTTGCGTGTCTACCTATTCCACCATCCCGGCATTAATATAATATAAAGGTACGAAATGGGGTTTAAGAAGACAATTTATTTTTTCTTTTCTTTAATTCTTTTTCAATTGCTTTAATTTTGTTGTTTATCTTGTCAATTCTGACACTTACATACCATTTGCCCATATTGTTTACAGGCTCGTATTCTTTCCAGTATTGCAGTTCTTCGTGTAATGCTTTTAAATCTTTAAATAATGCCATAATTTTTAATAATAAGAGTGGAGTTGGGAGGATTCGAACCTCCGTCTTGCTCAACTAACTAAAGGACTCATTCACAAGCTTAGTTTATTTTTCTAAATAAACAAAATAGTCGGTTTGTTCTTCACCATCGTAAACCTGACAACCAATGGGTGATTCGATTTTGGGTTCAATCACTTTTCCACCTTGGTACACATTCTTTTTAATATCCCACGATGTGTGCGGGGAGAGTTATGCTGCTACAGCGTACTCAGCACCTACGAATGCCAAAGCATCTTCGAAGGTGAATGAAGATTTCTCTTCGCCTCTTATTGTTCGATAGGTATTTACGGATTTCCATCTAACCCGGCTTGCATCATCTACTTCATTTACATTGCCAATCTATACCTTTCAACCCCATATTTCAAATAACTTTCTATACTCCTTTAAAGAGGGAGATTGTAACGTCTGTACGGTTTGTTTCTCTTATACTCCTTTCTACAGTTTCAAAGATTACCATTTCATTCGTAGCGTCCGTTCCGTCATTCTTTCGAATCGTTACAATCTTGTAGTCAGGACAGGATTCGAACCTGTATTTCACGTCTGAATCATTATGTATTATTTCTTGAGTTCCGCTCTCTGTATTGCTTTTGGGAGCTACCCACGCCTTATACACACATTTATTTTCCATAACGCATAGCATCGTCTACCATTCCGTCACCTGACTAAAGTACTCGATACGGGAATCGAACCCGTGTTTTATCCGTGAAAGGGATACGTCCTAACCCCTAGACGAACCGAGCAAATATAAAACCCTAACATAATCAAATCGTCATTTGAATAGAGGTTAGGGGTGTGATTCTAGCTTATGCCTTGGGCTATTCACTTATATCACAATAAGACCTCAGAACTGTTCTTATGAGAAGTATCGAGGTACTGTTGAGCTCCCACTCGGAATCGAACCAAGTTATCATGATTACAAGTCATGTGCATCGCCAGCAATGCTTTAGGAGCTGGTGCTGTAAAGGAAGGATTCGAACCCCCACGGTGAGATTAGGTATAGTTAACTATGCTTTATTTCTTTATCACCACCCTTGAGACAGAAGGGCTTGTCTGCCAATTTCAACACTCTACAATACATACTGTGGGCCCACCTGGAATCGAACCAGGCACCTTTTCATTATGAGTGAACTGCTCTAACCGAATGAGCTATGGGCCCAGATGTTATCCTACAAGGATTCGAACCTCGTCTAAGTGGACCAAAACCGCTTGTGCTACCGTTACACCATAGGACAATCGTCAACCTTAAGCTTGGTGTTGAGCTAATACTTGCTCTACGTGTGCTTTAGCTACTTCCCAGGTTACAGGTCCAGTTTCGTCTGCATAAGCAACTGGATCTGGTTTACCTAATTTAATAAAGGCTTCTATCCTCTCCACGCTACTTGCACTTTTATAGTCACTAAACCACACTGGAATTTGTTGCATCTCGGAAAGATTAGCCAACACACTAATTTTCTTTTCTACTAGATGTTGAATTGGTTTGTAAGATGTGTTTGTTCTTGAATAAATCTCGTCAAAGGGCAAACCTAATTTCTTACACAATCGTTCTCCATCTTGTAAGATACCAAATTTGTCTGTGTGTAGATAAGGTGTAAAGTGTCCAACTCTTCCAACATCCCAGTTTCCAACACGGAACGCTTGATCGTCTGCATCTCTCCATTCTTGTCTACAGTCTGGATAAATTGCATGGTCTCCTGCGTGAATACCTAGTGCAATATCGCAAGTAGATTCGTTTTGGTTAGCAGTAGATAAAGCAATTGCTTGTACAATTGAGCTAAAGATTTTGTTACGGTTAGGAACAACTGTAGCTTTCATGTTGTCTTGCTCGTAATGGCCTTCTGGTACCTCAGCTCCACCAGTTACTAAAGCAGAGTTAAGTAGTGGAGTTAAACCATCAAGTTTAATTGTTTGGTATTTAACTTTACATCCTTTAAAACAATTTTCGTTTGTTGGACAAGTTTCATTAATATAAGTTACCAATGATTGAGCTCGTTCAAGCTCCACCCTATGTTTCTGACCATAGTCAAAAGATACTGCAATTACATTATCATATTCAGATAATGCTCTTAATAATAATGTTGAGGAATCCATTCCTCCACTTAGTGATACTACTACGCTTTTCATTTGTTTGTATAGTTTTTAATTTTACCAGGTATTTTAAACGTATAGGCAAACGTTATTTTTTAGATAGATATTCTAGAGTTTTAATATCTCCTTTCTTCAAGTTATCTTGGTTGTTCCAAATTTTAGTAAGTATTTCCCTAAGATCTTCTTGACTAGAAGTGATACCATCATTTAGATTTGAGGGGTATTTGGCCCCCTTATCTAAAGCATTTTTCAAAAATAGTCCCATATTAGCTAAATAGTTTTTGCACTGTAAAAAACTCATCTAGAAACTCTGTAGGATATAGGGCAACTGAACCCCTATATGATGGAGTTACTACAAATCTAAATCCGGATTTTACTCTACGAATAAGAGCGTATTGGTGAACTTTTCCCCCAAGTTCCATACCTGCGGCTTTTCCTAAATAATCATATAATGAAATCATAACTCGTTAATTTTTTTAAATTTTTCTACGTTGTTTAATACTAATTTTAAATTTACATTTTTAATATCAATGTTAAAATAATCGTTCATATTCGCCTTTGGCTTATAATACAAACCAAAATCTTCATATCCATTTCCTTCTAAAGCAGCCATAATGGGGTTTGAAGTATCGATTGACTCAATGTACGAACAATTATTATACCATCCAAATTCTTGTGGTAAAGAACAACCTAGAAGGTGTACTCTATCATCTTTTTTAATAGTACCATTGTAAAACATTTGCTTTACAGCTGAAATGCGGCCCATCATTTTTGCTTTATCTATGTGAATACCATGGAACTTATCCATGTACCAATCCGCTCCGTACGAGAATGCGATTTTCTTGTATCCCATGTATTTCAACGTAAAATAACACTCTTCTGCTTCTTCAAAACTTTTGCTTTGTACTACAGCTACTGGAGTTGTGTTTTTAGGATATTCAAACTGAATCCATTCTTTGGCATTTTGGATTGTTGCTTCAACATCCATCCAAACATCAGGTACAATAAATTCATCAGGTTCAAGCTCATTTACCCAGAACATTAAGCGTTCGTGGTCATACGCCTCTCCTAGCTCGTGCAACGAATTGTCCATAATAATGTAACCGCCTGATTTTTTAAAATCATAGAAGTGCTTTCTATAAGCTGTATCCTGATCTAGCAAATGGGGGAGACAATACTGGTAGTCATTAAACTCAAGGGATGCTTTTAGTAAGCATTTAGGTACTTCATGTGAAACTTTGATCATATATTTTTCTTTTTACGTCCGCGTTTATTTGGGTTTTGTACTTTTGAATATCTAACACCCATATAATAATAAAACTCTCCTAAGTTACCAACAAATCTTAGCATTTCGTCCTCAATTTGTTCTTTGGATAAAGCAAAGTTTTTTTCAAATTCTTTGAATATTCTTTTTAGTTTATCGTTTTCTTCTTTTTCAAAATCATCAAGCAATCTTTTTCTTCGGGTGCGCATTAGTGAGCTTTTTTCACCAAACATCTCATTGTTGCCACCACACCTTTGAGCTAATTCGTTTAGCTCATGCTCAACTAGTTCAGCCTGGAGTTTGTAGTGGGGGTAGTCATAGTCACCGTTTAAGATTTTATCAATCAATGGTGCTTTGTTTGGTAAAGGTAAAACAGGATTGTCGTACATTCTCCACCATCTAAATTGGTTGTATTTTAGCTTGCGAAGCTTGGATAGCTTTTCTTGGATGTACGGTTTTGGAAATGTCGGAGAGTAAATCATAACTTTTATTTGATGTAAATGTACGAACCCTATTTTAAAAAGCCAAACTAGTATGTTTTTGTTTCATCTTCTTCTTTAATTTTAGATTTTAAGGAATCAATTTGATCTTTTACCTTTTTTAACCACCAACCAGATAAAGATTTAGTTTCGATGTTATGTTCTAATTCTACTATTTTGTGTTTAGCAATTGCCATCTCACTTTCATCTACAATTCCATCTTTGTTTAAATCCAATGGATCGTACTGTTGTTCTTCTTTTACTGGATTTATTTGTGCAAATGCAAAGTTAGCAGCTATTACTAGAGAAATTGCTAGTGGATCAAACACAAATATAATAACTAAAAGTAGTACATTTATAATTTGATCCATTGCTACACCCGTAAGACTTGAAATAAACTTTAAAGGTCCTAGTTCTCCAGCTAGATCACTTCCAGTTTTAATTTCTACAATTTCAGTTTCGTATTCAAAGAGCTGAGTGTTTAGTTCATCAACTTTAAGGTTAACATCTGTTTGTCTACCTACGGCTTGATCTAACTGTTTTTCTAAAGCGTTGCGTGTAGCTGAAGAGGTAGAGGTAACCATATTACCATCCTTGTCTTTATACTGTATAATGTTATTAGCTAGTCCTGCCCGTAGATCGGCAATAGCTTTAGTGATATTTTCTTTTTCGAGCATGTATACGATTAGTTGCTCTTTGATGTTGTCTCGCTTGACTTCTACCAAAGATACTTGAGCATCCATGTTGCCTGCCTTATTAGCTGTTTCTTGATAAGCAGCAGACAAGAAACCATATATTCCCATAGAGGTAATAAAGATTAATATTACTGTAGCTACCATAAGGTAGGTACGTAATACTTTATTTATAGTATTCCAATATTGGTATAATAAAGAGGCAATTACTAATTTAGCTATTTCTAAGGAACTAGCCATGATTATTACCTCAAATGAAGCTCCCGCAAATAGTTTGCTTAATCCACTTATAGAATAGAAAGCAGCAGAAGCACTAACAGATAGCGCAGAAAATGCTATAATAAATGGAAATATACTTTGTTTTAGATTTTTTAACATAGTCATAAATATAAAAAAAGGTTGGATAAAATCCAACCTTATTTTTTTAGGATCGCTCCCCTTTATGTTTATCTATTTTATCCAGTATTCGGTTTAATTCATCTATCTTAACAAATCCTGCCATTGATGCGTTCTTTAGAGCACTTATTAGCTGAAATATTATGAGTGGGGTAATTATAGTTTCACTTAACCAAAATGTTCCACTAAAATTAGCTTCAATTCCTAGTATTACAGTTAAAAATATAATCCAAAATAATAAATTTTTTAATATTTTAACTGCTTTGTAGGTTTTAAATCCTTCTCTTTTTACTCCTGCAATTACTCCAAAAAATCCATCAGCAAATATCAAAGCTGTAATAGCTAAATATTGTTCGGTGTTTTGCATTGTAATTTCCATAAAATATGAGCATACAAAACCTGCAGTCATGCTAATGGAAGATAAAATTAAACTTAAGCTGGATTTCATTCTAAAATATTATTTTAGAAAACCGTAATACTTAAGTGTTTTTTCTTCTCTATCAGCCAATCCGTGAGTTCCACCGTTGATTCTTTTGGTAAGAGCTAAGATTGTGTCTTTGTTTACACCTTTATCGCAGATGTCCCATAGTTTGTTTCTGTCAAAGAAGAAAATTGCAGATTCGAAGGCAAATTGATCTGCCACTAGATCAGGATTTGTCATGATTTCTGGATTTTTTAAGTAATCAGAAAATGCTTTGTAATTGTCTTTACCAGTCAATTGTAGAGCACCTCTTCCTCTAAACTTAAATCCATCACCTGAAGCCTCATCACCATTACCCATTCTGCCTCCATAAACTAGGTTAGCAATTTTTTCGGGCTTGCGCTCATAAAGTAATGCTTTTTCTGTGGTTGGGAAATATTTTTTAAATATTCCGGTTAAACCAGCAGCTCCGTAATTTAAATTCTCAGCAAATGCCTTAAAGTTTCCACTTTCGTGAGCGGTTTGAGCAAAGAAATGTGCTGCTCTTTCAGGAGTCATCTTGTAATAGGCCATAGCTGCTTTTAAAGTGCCAGGACCAAAAGCTCCATCTGCGCCAACTCCAATTTTGGTTTGTAGTGATTTCAAGCTCATAATTACTCTTCTTTTTTGTCTTTAGCAAAAATTTTAGTTACTCCATCAATACCAAAAGAACCCAATGTAATAATTACAAAAGAGTTGAAGATGATATCGGTAATTTCTAACGGCATACCCATTATACCTGTTACGATATCTGCAGCAGCAAAAACTGCCATTACTGCAAATGATCCGAAGCCTACAATGTTCTTTTCATTGTAGGAATTGTTGTCTTTAAAAATGTCCTTGAAAGCCATCCATTTATTTTTTAAATAGTTAAACATGGCACAACATATTTGAGTAAAACATTATTTTATCTATTATACATATCAAAATTGAAATCTAGAACCAATAGTTACAGCGTAGGTGGTTGGAAATTCATTAGATAAAGATGAAGTAGCCATTATACCTAAATTAGCTACAAACCTTTGTGTTATAGCGTAGTTGAAATTATTTCCGGTTAATAAAATATGTGAATGGGGCATATCCATAGTTCGGGTACTAAAATTATAGGTAACCAAATTTGAGGCTAAAGCCGCTAATGGAGCTATAGATAGTCTAGTAAAGTTAAATGGTTTAGTGTAAAAAAATACTGTATTAAAGGATCCAGATAATTCACGTTTTATAGGACTTAATTCTATAGACATCATGTTATTGGCAAAATTAAATCCAAATACAGATCCATCTCTACCTGGGAATACTTTGCTGTGGCCTATAGAAAATAGATAAGTTGAATACATTTTAGCTACACCTACAGTAGTGGAACTAATCATGTCTACTTCACCTTTTACTATATGTGTTTTTGAATAGTTTCCAACAACCAAAAATTGTTTCATATTGGACCATATCATACTGTTTACCCCATAAGATTTGTCTCCAAGTAAAGAAGACTTACTTACGCCCAAAGATAGAGCACTAGCCCATTTACCATCTAAACCTTGTATTGATGCTACGTTTGCAACTACTATAGGGGGAGTTGTGGATTTTTTCTTGTCGTCTTTTTTCTCCTCCTTTTTTTCTTCTGAAGAGCTTTCTTCACTGTCTGAAGATTCAGATTCGCTACTACTTTCTTCTGAACTGCTACTTTCTTCAGATCCACCACTTTTTTCTTCTGTACTACCACCACTCTTTTCGGTTTCGCCTCCACTTTTTTCTTGGGAAGAAGAACTGCTAGAGCTAGAAGAGCTACTTGAGTTTGAAGAACTACTAGAAGAAGATCCTGAACTTGAAGAAGATGTAGGAGCAGGAGCAGGTGGGGGTGGGGGAGGAGTAGGTATATTAGTAGCTGCTGACGCAGCTGAACTGGCTGCTTGTTGAGCGGTTTGTTGTGCTACGGTTGTAGTTGTTTGTGCCGCAGAACATGGACTTAAATTTCTCCACCAAGTATACGTTTCTTCTAGCCAGGCACGTAATACACCACTTGTGAAGTCATTTGCGGTAAATACACGTGATTTATTGTAAAATATTACTACAGTTTGCCCGTTTGCGGGTACAGAGAATGTAAATGTTTCCCCAGTACATCTATCGGTGTATGTTTGCATGATAATGGGGGATTGGGCCAAGACCACATTCCCCCATAGTAGTAATATAAAAAGAAAATATTTCATTAGGTTAGTGATCAAACACGCCCTTTTGTATCATTCTTTTTACAACTTTTGCTACTGCAGTTTCTAGAGCTTTTTTGGTAGAAGTACCAATAGAGGATTGGTTAAATGCTACTTCCTCTAAATTTTGATCACTTAATAAAGTTAATTCACGAGTAGTAGTAGCAGTACCTAATCCTGAACCAGTCATGTATAATCCAGTTTCTGCATCCACTAGCTTTAATTGTAAGCCTAATCTAGTTACTAGTGTATTTTTTACACCATCTTTTAAATTTATAGTTTCGTCTTCTGAAATAGAGAAATCGTATACTTCAACATAGCCTAAATATTTGGCTAGTACAATATTTCCTTTTACCTCTATTTTATTTGCAGAAATGCCTTTGTCTGAGGCTTTCATTTGGGCAATCATACGATCCTTTATTTCATCCTTTGTTTCAACAAATTCAAATCTAAAAGTTTCGTCCATAAATGCTACTACAATGTTAGCTAAACCTAGTCCTACTCTATAGTCACCAAGTTCTGGGTATTGAGCTAATACTTCATCGCTTATACCAATTGTTAACAAAGCAACAGGTACAGGTTTGCCATTGTATTCTGGAATAGAATATATAGAAGCTGATTTCTCAAATTCTGCTTGATAGCTTTCAGTTGAGGTTTTTCCTATTACTTGAGCAAACAAAGTAGTGGATAGGAAAAAGAACGGGATACTTAGAAGATATTTTACCATGAGTGATTTTTTCTTGTTTTTTCATCAATTTTCCAACCAAAAACCTTACGCAAGCTAAACCATAAAACTATACTTAATGTAAAAAAGGATAGAAATATAATCTCGGGATGGGCACTGTTAAGAGCAAAATACACACCGATTGCGGGGGAAATGAATATAACAGTAATTAATATTAAGGAACTGAATAGATTTTTCATAGATTATTTAAGTTTGTGTTTTTCGGGTTTACATAACATACCTGCTCGTTCAAATTCGTATTCAGGTCTTTGATTTAAAAATACGTAACATCTCCATTGCTTGGATTTTTCAAAATGAATATGTTTTTCCATATAAGAGGGGATGGCTGCCCCTGTTGCAACTCTTTTTGCAGGTTTATCAAAATAAGTTTTAATTATTACAGTCAATGGTTCTTCATCGTCCCACTTTCGTTCTTGTTCCTCTAACAATCTCCAACTACCTCTGTTGAGATATTGATCTTGCATTATAGAGTTTAAATACGAAAATGTTTGTTTTAAATTTACCTCATTATCGGAAAATGTTGCAGCTGGTGCTCCATGTCCTTTATCATATACATTTGCCTTATAGTCTGCATCATCAGAGGTAAGGATATTCTTTTCTTTATAGAAGTTCATGTGACCTCTATTTACATTTGTAGGACGGTTTGTAGACCTGTATTTGATCCAAAGAGGTTGTTCTAAAACCTCAGAATACATTACTGTAAAGACAGGTGTCTCTACTAAAATAGAATCCCTCTTTGCTTGCGCAAAGAGAGATTGTGATAGGAATACAAATACTACAGCAAGTAATCTCATTACATTTTCTTTTTATATTATCCCTTTTTATTAGGATTTAGTTATTTAATTTTCTCCGTTAATCATTAACGGTTGCTCTCCATTTGTAATAATTACTTTTGCGTTTGGTGATGTTGAAAGTTTATTGAATGCTTCAATAGTTTTGAAACGAAGTAATAGTGGGGATAATCCTTCTGAAATAATTTTTTGAGCATCTCTAATACCTTCTGCTTCAATAATTCTTCTAGTTGCTTCCAATCTCTCTTTGTTAAGAACAAATTCCATTCTTTGAGCATCTTGTTCTGCCTCCAACTTGTCTCCAATTGCCTTTGTCAAACCAGCAGGTAGAACAATACTTTTCAATAGAACCGCTTCAATAATAAATCCTCTATCTTTTAATTGTGATTCCATTAGTTTTTGGATGTCTCTTTCTATCACCGAACGTTGTCCGGTATGTAAATCTTTTGCAAAATATTGTGAAGATACATCCGCAACTGCTGATCTAAACACAGGTACAATTACAACTTCTTCATAGTTAGTTCCTAACTTTTCTACAATAGAGGGTGCGTAATCGCCAACTAATCTATAAAGTATTGATACCTCAGATTGTACTGTCAAACCTTCTTTAGATGGTAGTGGTGATTTTAACTCCATATTCATTGTCCGAACTGGGAGTTTAATAATTGTAGATATAAATGGATTGTAAACTCTAGCCCCTTCCATTAAAGGTTTTTCTTGAATTTTACCAATTGTTCTCTTTACTCCAACTTCACCCTGTCTCACTACTGCACAACTGCTAAAGGTAATAAGTAATACGAATAAAATAGATAATTTTTTCATAGCTTTTTATTTTTTGGTTTTTTTATATTTATAGATATTTAATTTTTCTTTTTATACATTCCAGACTTTTGTTGAGCCTTAATAGTGGCTTTAGCCATTGCTTTTCTGTTTTTGTCTTTTGTTTCGCGGTTTGTCATTTTTCTTCGGTTAAATTTGTATTTGATAAAGAAACTCCATCTTCTTCGTCCATTTTCTGAACTAACATTTTATCTTTATCTGTATCAGAGAACCAGTAGTCAATGATTTTACCGTAAGAACCGATAAATGCACCTAATAACAATAATAGTAACTCTTTCCATTCCTGCCCTACAGCAGTATCAACGTGAATAGAAATCATTATACCTAATGTTATAAACATAAAAGTAATCAAGACGATTAATGTCATTAACCATCTTCTTTGCATCATAGAGTTTAGCAACTGCTTAAACCCTGTTTGTTGTGTGTTATTTTCCATTACCAGTCTAACCCTTCTTCTTTACGCTTCTCTGTTTCAGTTTTTTTAGGTGGAGCTTTTTTCTCTACAGGTGCAGCAGCTTGTTCCTTGATAACCACAGTTTTGGTTTCTGCAGCTTTTTGTTCTGGAATATTGATTACAACATTTTGTTGTTGTTGGTTGTTTTGTTGGGTACCTTGTACTTGCTCAGTTTCATCTTCAATACCAACTATAGATTTTATTTCGTCTATAAAGACAGTTCCAATTGTAGCAAGGATTGCTCCTGCTCCAGTAATAATTTGA